CTCACGCTGCAAAAACAACCTTTACTATTAAAATGGGTAAAGCAACACCAACTTCAGGTGATGTATATTATGGTGGTCTTTCAACTAGCACTGTATTTATTAGCGACTTTGAAGTAAATGCAGCTGATAAAGATGATGTGAAATTTACTGCAACTTTTGTAGTATGTACACCACCAATTGCACAAACTGAACAAGCCTAAAACCAATAACCTATGTTTGAATTAAAACTAAACAACAAAACAATTCAATTAAAATGGGGTACTTGGTCAATGAGGGAATTTTGCAAAGCAAAAGACATTACAATAGATAAGTACTTTGATTTTTTAGCTGGTAATCAATACGACTTGGATAACATTGTTAAAATAATACACATCGGATATAAATCAGGTTGTATTACTAACAAACAAGAAGTTGAATTTACCGAAGATGATGTTTGCGATTGGATTGATGAAATAGGCGGTATTTTTAATCTTGAAGGACAAGTTCTTTTGTATCTTAAATATATAGTAGAACATACTGTTATGGCAGTAAAAGGAACTCCTAAAGAAGAAAAAAAAAAGTCTAGTAAAGTTAGGTTGGGATGATATTTTAGTGAAAGCTGCTGAATGCAATATAAGACCCAATGAGTTTTGGGAAATGACTTGGAAAGACTTTTCTATTATCGTAATGGGTAAGGAAAAACAAGAGTTAAACGAATGGGCAAGGACTAGAAACCTTGCCTATATTGTATATTTAAGTAACACTACTGAAAAATCACCCAAAAGTATAAAGGCTTTTTGGCATATACCTGCGATAGATGATTTGGAAGTAGAAAAAGAAAAGGTAATGTTGACAAGCGACCAATTGGCAAGGACACTAAAGTTGTACGGAGTAAATTAAAATATTATGGCAGATTCATTTGATAAGTTTAGTATTGGTATTGATGCCGATGTTTCAGCATTACAATCTAGCTTAAAGGCAGCACAAAATACTCTTGCACAATTTGAAAGTGCATTAAAGAAAGCTACTAATATTGGTGAAATAAATTATCTTAATAAAAACATAGATAATTTAAAAGGTACAATTGCTCAATTAAATCAACAAGCTGGAAGATTAGGCAAACCAATGGGTGATGCTTCGCAATCGCTTATAAACTTCTCAAGGATTGCTCAAGATGCTCCTTATGGAATTATGGGTGTTGCGAATAACTTAAATCCTATGGTAGAATCGTTTCAACGATTAGCTAAAACTGAAGGTGGCACTAAAAAGGCTTTACAAGCAATGGTTGCTGGGTTAGCAGGTCCAGCAGGGGTTGGTGTTGCAATTGGTATAGTATCTTCATTAGCGGTTACATTTAGTAAAGAAATAAAGGAGTTTTTTAAAGGTCCAACAGGAGAACTAGAAGAATTTAGAAAGAAACTTAAAGAGGTAGCTGATGATATTTATAAGTTAATTGGTGGCGAACAATCTAAAAGAACTAAAGGTATTTTATTGGCTGAAATTATTGTTGGTGGTAATAAAACACAGCAAGAGGAAGCATTAAAACAATTAAAGAGTTTATATAGCAGTAGTGCAGCTATTCAAAATGCAAAATTAGGACAAGATAAAGCCTATTATCAAACTTTAGTAAATCAAGCTGCAATACAATCAAGTGCAACTGCTAAAGAAAAAAATAACATTGAACAATTAAATATTGCTAATGCTGCACAAATAGAAAATGAGAAAAAAAGAAATGCAGAATTAAAAAAGATTACATCCGAAAAAATAGAAGGAACGGGATTTGCAACAAGATTAGTATCAGTTGCTGAACAAAAAAAAGCAATTAATGATGCTTATGATATTTTAGGAGATAATATTAAAAAGAATATTGCAACACTTGAATTTGATACTTTACAACAATTAAAAACAATTACATTAACTCCAACTGCTGATAAGGTTAAAAAGGATGGAGATAAAACAATAGACGCTTTAAAAGAATATTCTGCTAATTTAAAATATGAATTGTCTCAACAATTAATGGATATTGAGAAATACAAAAAAATATTTAAAGATAAAGGGTTTGATAATGCTTTAATTCTTACCTATGGTGATAAAGGAGCAGCTGCTGATAGGAAAACAAAAATGGGTGAGGAAAGAAAAAGAGTTACAGGTAAAGATAATAGTTTAGGTGATTTCTTAACAAGGGATGCATCAGGTAGAATGAAGGGTTTTAAGATGGAAAGTGATAGAATTGATGAACTTAATAAATCATACGAATCTTTTGCTAAACAACTTTCAGGAAATGTAGTAAATGCGTTACAAGGTGTTTATGATGCAATGCAAAAAGGCGATAGTTTTGGTAAGGCATTTTTAGATATGTTAGGTAAAATTACCGAACAATTAGTTGCAATGGTAATTCAAACATTGATATTTAGAGCAATTATGGCTGCCTTAACAGGTGGTGGTAGTGAAGTTGCAGTTGCTGCTTCTAATGTTGCTGGTTCTGCTGGTAGAATATTAATGATACCAAAATATGCAGAAGGCGGTATTGTTAATAAACCACATATCGGAATGGTTGGTGAGGCTGGTCCTGAAGCTATTATCCCATTAAATAAATTAAGTGGGTTTTTAAATACTACATTTAACGCAGGTGCAATGAGTGGTGGTGGTGCAATGGCAGGTGGCGGTTCATTTGTATTAAAAGGTAATGATTTAGTTTTAGCATTACAAAGGTCTAATCATTCACTTAACTTAAGAAGGGGAATATAATGGCATACGCAAATAAATATAAAATAACAATGGCTTCCAAAAGTGGCAGCATTACGGAATTGTATTTATTAGAAGATGATTATGCTGGTAGTGTAATTGAATATCCAGCAACTACAATTCAGTTGCAATATATCCCTAGAAGTGATGATATTTTTGAGCCTATTTATGCAAGTCAATTAAGTATAGGTGTTGATGTTACGGATGACATTGAAAATATGCCAAATTTAACAACATTAAACGATAGAAAGTATTTATGTAAACTTTACTATGATGAAACTTTAGAATGGCAAGGGTGGGCATTAAGTGATAGCGTTCAGTTTTCATATACAACAGGAAGGAAAGAACTTTCATTTAACGCAGTAGATGGTTTGGGTATATTAGAAAAGATTAAATACCCATTAGCAGAAGATTATGTTTTGAGTGATTTTAATGATTGTTTATTTTACATATTAAACTCATTAAACGCAATTGATTTTCCTACTAACTTAAATGTTATTACAGGAATAAGTTATTATGCAGATGGAATGTATAATAGGTCAACATTAAGTTGGGCTGACCCATTAAAGCAATCATTTTTAAACTTTGCTTTATTTATTACTAATGATTATCAAGTTGATAATTGTTTGGCAGTTTTAACTAAAATAGTAAAAGGATTTGGTGCAAGATTATTTCAAGCACAAGGGAAATGGCAAATAATTGCAGTTTCACAATTTGCACAAGAAACATATTGGTTTACTGAATATGATAATGCTGGGTTGGTTGTAGATTCAGGAACTACAAGTTTTAATGGTTTAATAGATGGTTATAGTGGTAATGAAACAGGTTTATTCTTTGTTGATAATAGCCAAATGAAACTATTAAGAAAAGGATATAACAAGGTGCAATTTGATAAACAAATTGAATATCCTTCAAACTATCTTACTAATGGTGATTTAAAGCAAGTAACATCTTCAGGCGGTTTATTACACGCATACGCTTGGACTGAACAAGTGAATGGTGGTTTAATATTTGTTGCACCATATCCTAGTAGATTATCAAATGATTATTACATAGATATTACAAATGTTGTAGCCCCATATCACGCATCTATAAAACCTAATTATTTCCCTAATATTGGTTTTAATGAAGTGGTACAAATTTCTTTTAATTCAAATCTTGTAGCAGTTGGAGCAACAGTTCCTGATGCTTTCTTTATATTAAGGATTCAATTACAAACTCCAGCAGGTTTTTATAGCATAGATAATAATAAAAAGTGGGAGTTTGGCGGTTCAAGTTATTATTTTGAGCCATATGATGCAGAAGTAAGTTTAACTGAATTAAGTTTAATATTGCCACCTGCCCCCGAATCAGGAACAATTTATTTTGAATATGTATTAGCTAAACCTGCTTCTACTTATTGGAAATCAACAGTAGAGGCAAATGAAGTAAGTAACTTTATATTTACAATTCAACCTGCTTTTCAATCTTATCAATGTATTGGCTCATTAAATAATACGGATGAGTATGTATTTAATGCAGATTTAGATTTAGGATTTAATGATAGTTATAATGGGTACTATTCTTATAAAGGATTTTTAGCAGATGAAGATGGTTTAAACTTAAAGAATTGGTACCGTTACGAATATTTATCGGATAAGTATCGTTCATTAAGTCAATTAGTAATTAGACAATATTCTAATAACTTAAACAAGAATGTAATCAATATAGATTCAACATTTATGGGTATGAATACCGATGAAGGTAGATTTAGCGGTGCAATGAGAATAAAGGCAACTGATACTGACCCAGCACAAATAAGCGTTGCTAATAAGCAATATATGGTTGGTAATACAACAATTGATTTATTTAATGATACTATTCAAGGAACATTATTAGATATTAATAGTGATAATGTTGAAGCTAATATTTACGAAATAATAAACTCCACAAGCACACCACCATTTGTTCCTTCGGTT